CCGAGCCTTTTCTTTTGTGGAGAATAAGGAGCCCGTATCGTGGGCGAGTCGGTTGGGTCATAGCTCATGGAAACGTCCCATGAATAAAAGGACTAGGTAGTACTACCTCAACTGCAGGTGTTTTTGTACGGCACACCGCCTGCTGGCACCTTTGCGGGGAAAACATAACGTATAAAAACCCCGCATGGGAATTACTCTACATCTAACAGTGTTTCAGTAGCAACACCTTCGTCGGTTTCAACCAAGTTAAGTGGGGCGTTATCACCGAACAACTTACCATAGTTAAACTCATAACATCTTGTCTGTCCACTTGGAACCGTAGTCCCCGAACCGATGTAACACTTAGCGGCAGGCTTACCATCAGCATGATATATTAAGTAACCGCCTCGGTCTAATTCTTCTTTCATTGCTGCCGGTGCTACTCCATGCTCTTTACACCAATCGCCAACTGCCTTAGACATTATGTACACCTTCTTATCCTCGGTACAAACTCTACCAACAGCAGGTGCTCTCAAGTGTTCCAAAGGCATTTCTTTCTTCTTAGCTCTAGCGTCACCGAAGCGAAGCGTAATGATGAGTCGTCCCGGCAGAGTCGAGATGAACGACGCTACGTGTTCACTGATGTCCGTGTTACTTTCCTTACGGCTCTCACGCATCTGAACGATTTGGTCAAGCGCCCACTTCTTCATACCCGCCATGTCGAAGGCTACTAAGCCTAACTTCTGAGCAATCTTACCTGCTACTACTGCAGTTACAATAGTGTCACGGTAGAAACGTTCTTTGTTGTCTTCGTTGGATTGTGGGTTAAACTTACTACGCGCGGCTGTTATTTGCCTACGCACCCAATCGTGGTTCTTGATAATGAACCTAATGAACGGTCGACACGCTTCACCATACACATTGTCCATGTGGTCTTCGACGAACGACTGCGTGATGTCGGGGAACACAGTGCTTCTAAAATCCTCCGGCAGTTGCACTTCGAAGAAGCGTAGTTGGGTCGCCTCAACTCTATAACCCGCTGGTAACTTACTTATGTTCTCGTGCAGCGAGTCGTTCGACGTTATGAAACTATTCTTGAACCACTGACCGCCGACGGTATTAAACTTACCGTTGGAACCAAGTCGCTCTTTGTCTCGCCCGTTAGCTAGAGCGTAACCCGTTCTAGTCAGCTCGTCGGGTGCTCTACCCGAGAACTCATCTAGTAGCATAGGGACTGAGCCCATAATAGCGATACGTTTAATAACGGCGTTTAGTGTGGAACCTTGTTCGCCCGTTTGGCGCTCCATGTAAGATGGGTTTCCATAAAATCCACAAGCAATCTTAGCCGCAGTAGATTTACCCGTACCACCATAGCCAGTGAATGCGAGCGGTAGACCGTGCCAGTTCGAGGAACCCATAAGTTCAACAAGTACAGAACCCATTGAATGGCATAAAGCGAACTGAAACGGTTCCGCTCCAGGTCTATTGTATAAAGTGTCGATGTTGGCAGTCCACTGCTCTAAGGTTCCCGAAGTTCCGAAGTTAACAACTACGTCTCCTGGCATATCCTCGTCACACAGTACTTCTTCCTCACCGTCTAACTTAATCATGTTGGTTCCTATTACGAACCCTTTACGGTCTTCCGTCCAACCAAACTGCTTGTATGTTTTAGTTTCCATACGCCACGCTTGGAGTGTTTCGATGAGACCTTCTGCAAATTCAGCCATGTCGTTCCTCGATTTGTTTGTCCTCATTAAGAATACTTCGTGCGATGCTAGGGTCTTCGCCATCATGTCAGTCGATGCTAACTCTGATGTAGGCATAAAGAATTCACGCCACTTGCCGTTCTTTTCTTTTGCTCGCCAATGAATTACCCAAGTGCCCTCGGAGTCTTGTATTCGGTTGATAGGATATATGAAAGACCTACAGAACGGTCTCCAGTGGACAACACCGTCGTCATCTTTGATCGACCTAGACAACGCCTTACCGTTCCAACGGTAGCCACTCATCGGCCAATACGGAATTTTCTGCCCTTCTATTACCGGTATTGTCGCAGGCTGTTCGTCGTCCGTTTCCGTTTCGTCCTTAGAGGACTCAGCGGTTTCTGAGTTGCCAAGTTGGATTGAGAACTTACACTTCTCAGACATGGCGCATTCTTTCATACACTCAATGTGCTTATCCATCTCAACACACGATGTCGGCCCGAACTCCCACTCATCGATTTTCGCTTGAGTTTCTTCAAAGGTATAACCCTTGTACCCTTTACTCCAATCATGAATTATCTCAGCACCGTTTTCGCAGTGTTTAACTACACCGATGGCTCTGTGCCAATGAGGCTCGGGTATGTCACCGCCCTTATCTCTGAACTCGCGGATAGCACTACAGTGTTCTGCAATTATGTTTGCGTCTGCTGTCGGGTAATCTCCTAACGCCGCTGCGAACGGGTTAGCCCCTTTGCACTTACTGTAGTTGTTAGTAGGCGCAGGCTGTACGTCATGTTCTTTTATGTACGCTTGGAGTCTATCTCGCACTGTTTCAGTCGGGTATTGCTTACCTAATTTAACTAGCCTAACCTCAACGGGTGGGTTAGTCTTGCGGTTGTGAGTACCTACCGGTCGTAGTATACGAGCACTATCCATGTCCACAGCACGGTCTGCCTTCAACCCCATATGGGTCGTGACATCACGTTTAAGTGCTGACAGTTCGTTCCAAGTATCTTGGTCGACGTCCTCATCTAAAGAGAAGTAGCAGTGGTAACCACCACCCGACGAAGTAATCGTTGGAGTTAGCTTCAGTACTGTTGCTAATCTTATGATGTCCGCTAGGGCATCTTCTTTCGTTGCGTACTTCTTTTTGTCGTTCCCGCCGACGTCGAAGTCATCATACAACGAGCGGCACGCTACTACGTTCTCTTGAGTTCGTATGCGCCTTTTCTTTTTCCGCTCATCTTCGTACCAATCACCAAATGAGTTAACCGCGAAGTAAACTGTTTCCCCGTTGTCGTCGAAGAACTCAGCTGCTGCCGCTGCGTCTTTGGCGCTGTCGTACTTTTTGTACTTGAACCAAATATTGCCTCTACCCGTTGGGGTTGCTAGGGCTATTATCTTTGCCCCCTTGTCCGGCACTACTAGTTCTAAAAATTGTTGAATCCCCATGTTCTACCTATTTTTGTAAAAGTCCATAGCGGACTTTTCGTAAAGCATAAAAAACCGGGGCGAACCCCGGCTCCTATATTGACGAGATTAGTCGTCGAAGTCTAAACCGTCTAGCGCTTCTGCTACGTCGTCCGTTTCAACCGGAACCTTAACGTCTTTGATTGCAACCTTCTCTTGTTTCTTGAACTCAAAAGTTGGTTCGAAGTCGTCGCCGCCTTCGCCTTCAACGTACTCAACTAAGTCTACAACTTGTACCGCTTGTAGTTCTAGTGAAGTGTTCTGTTTGCCATCGCGACTCCATGTGTGAGCTGAACACTGAATGTTACACACAGAACCATTACCGATAAGGTCAGTGAACTTGTTGCCATACTCATCTACAACCACTACTGGGTTCTTAGGCTTACCGCCTACACCGAACGTTGATGACTTCTTAAGTTTCACTTGGCGTAGACCGTCTTCCAACACTAGGTCGTGTTCTTGGTTACGCTTGAACTTAGGGAACAAACCCGTCTCCTTGTACTTATCTGCTTGTGCGTCATCTAGTACAGCTTGGATAGTCCAGTTACTAACACCTTCACCTTGGTATGGCGGCTCCGGGTTATCTTGTTGTAGTTTAGCCCACATTACTTTTACGTTATTAAACGCATATTTAGCTACTTCAGCCATTTTACTTCTCCTTTATTTTAATATTAATCGTCAAAATCTAAGTTGTCTAACGCGTCTTCTATGTCATCATAGTCTTCCACACTAGCCGCTTTAGGTTCCGGCGCTTTCGCTTTAACTTCCGGTTTCGGTTCAACCTTTTTAGGTTCAGCTTTCACCGGCGCTTTTTCAGCCTTTACTTCTTTCTTGGGGGTTATCGCAAAACCCCCAACGTTATCAATCGGAGCGTCCACCGTGCCGGTAATTCGGTCGATAGTTGAACGCTCTGTCTTAATTAGTTCGTCAATACCTTTCAGTTCTTCTTCCTCGATGAAACGTACTGCTTTAAACGTCAATGACGGGAAATCCCCTTGGGAGTTAAACCCTAATTGAGTTACCACGTACTTCGGGTCTACCCCTCTCTTGGCTAACTGCGCACCATACTGCCCTAGGGTCTTGAGTGCGTACGACGTTACCTTAAGTAACATGATGTCGTCGACGCTGTCGATGTTAGCAACACACAACCTCATTGAGTCCGAACACGCCTTACCCTTACCACCCTTGTCGGTGATACGAGAGCCCCACTGGTTATTAGGACATATAGAACACTTCTTAGATTGAGGTGAGTCTGCATGTTCCGCAGGTGTTGTACCGTTGTTCGAATAGCAAGTTGGTTTAACAAACCCACCGTCCTCAAAACCGTCAGCATAGTAGACCTTAGATTTATTCGGGTTAGCTTCCAAGATGACAACATCTAATGTATCCACTCCGATTTCCTCTCGCATGCCTCCGTGTTCCATATAGAACGAGTGCAGTTTAGTTGTAAGTCGTTTGAACCCTTCAGCACTACCTGCCGCTGCGAACGGGTTAGTACCACTGAAGGTGTCTTTTAGGTGTGCAGGCAATTCTGCGTCTAAGTTAATCATGTCCATACTACTTCCTTCTAAAGTTAACCACTTGGGTTTCGTTCCAATTCACACCAGGGGGTAAGTCTTCGTTTTCTTCTTTGTACTGAAGAACCGCTGTCTTATTAACTCTGCGCTCTAACATTTCCCACGCTTCATCCGCCTTGATGTGCTCAAGTAAAGAGTCCCAATCAGCAACTGTTGCCGATACTCTTGTGGAACGATACGCCGTACCAAACTCTTTGGAAGATACGTTATCAATACCACGTTCGTTGAAACGCTTTAGGAACTCCACCTCAATATTGTTCTGCTTCTCTTTGTCTCCTGCGTCGTCCGCATTGTAGTCCGCTTTTCTACGGGCTCTACGGTCACGCAGTGCGATGAATAGTTTCAATAAAGAACCATCATCCATATCACTCGCTTTCGCCATCACCACTCTCCTTTTTGTTTACTAACCAATTGTTAATGTCAGCCTCGTCCCAACGAAGAACCTTTTGAGAGACTCTTATAGGTTGAGGGAAACTAACTTCTCGCCTACGAAGTGCTGGTAAAGCACCCTTCGTAATTCCTAATTTTTCCGAAACTTCTTCCGGTCTAAGTAAGTTCATATAAGTTCAAATCCTTCCGTATGTGTTCAAGAGAGTACAAGAATACCCTAAACATTTTGCCGTGTCAAGCAATATGTTCGTCTCTATGTGCTTTTATTTCTTCAAGCAGTGCGCCCTGCATCTTCTGCTTGTTCTTAAGTCTTTTGTACATACGTTGTTCGACTTTTGTACCCTCGAGCATGATGATAAAGTTGTTCATTTTCTGCCCCGGTCTGTTAATACGACCGTTCGCTTGTTCGAATACTTCATTAGATGTAACACATGAGTACCAAACTATCGTACTCGCCGCTGTTAGGGTCAGTCCGTGAGACATCGCCGCGGGTTGTGCCACGATTACTTTTAAGTCTTTCCCTTTTTGGAACTCACCGAATATACGGTCACGCTCGTTCTTGTTAACTCCACCGTGAATTGTTTCTACTGTGAAGTGCTTGGCTAACTCCTCTGACACCATCTTAACCGACGATACGTAAGGTACGAACACAATCACTTTACCTTCCGCCGCGCTGATAATGTCCTTGGTCTCTTTTATGCGAGGGTTCGACGGTATCGTTACTTCACTACCATCGTCAGCATAGACGACACCACATGCAATTTGGATTAACTTCGCCATCTTCACAGCCTCGTTAACTGCGGTGATGTCACCACTGTCCGCTTGAGTCCTTAGCTTGTTAAGCATCTCACTGTACGCCTTAGTCTGCTCTTTAGTTAACGCTACCTGTCGTGTTTCATACATTAAAGGGGGTAAGTCTACACACTCATCTCTAGTAAACCTAACGGACGGTTGCATAACGTCTTTTACTATGTCCAATGCGTCCTTCTTAGGTTGCCATATAAACTGAGTTATCTGACGCATCACTTGCATCTTAAACCTATTGAAGTAAGGTGGAACCTTCTCGGGAACCAACAATCTACACTGCGCCCAAGCATCTGTAGGAGCGTTAGGAGTAGGCGTTCCGGTCATACCCCAACACCACCTCTTGTTCTTGTGCTTGTTTACTACTGTATTTATTACCTTCCACTTATCAGTACCGGCGTTACGAGCGCACTGTGCAATCTCGTCGACGATGACCAGATCGATATCTTGTCTGGCGCGTAACGCTTCTTCTACGATAGCAACACCATCATGGTTGATGATATACACGTCCACGTCCTGCGCTAATAGCTTCATTCGTTTCGCTCTAGTACCATGTACTACTGCACATGTTAGGTGTGTGAAGTGGTTGAATATCTCGTCTGCCCAAGTTCTTTCCAACGTGGATAGTGGGGCAATAACTAAAACCTTGTTCAGCTTACCTACACTTCTAAGGTAGTCGTACGCCCATAGCGACGCTAGTGACTTACCCGTACCCAACTCACTTAAGTTGAACGCTCTCTTATACATTGACAAGAAAGCCGCGGCTTCTAGTTGAGCCTTAAAAGGCTTGAACCTTCCCGGCCACTCGTAGTGGTGTCTTATCGGTGCGGGGGCATCAAACCCCAAGTTCCTTAGTACCTTGGTTTCCTCAACCTTATGGGGTACTGCCACTAGGGTTTCCCCTTTTACTTTTATCGCCTTAGCTGACGATATGACGTTTAGTATTCTGTCGGGTTCTCTAGTCCGTAGTACTAACGCCTTCTTCTTTTTCCAAACTAGCATTCTCAATCCCCTCGATTAACTTATCTAAATAGTGTTGCGCCTTATGTAGGTCTACAATACCGTTCTTTTCTTTGTAGCGACACACGTACTTAATAACGTTGCCCTCTAAGTAACCAAGGTTGTTTGCGACTATGAAGTCCCAAGGCTGAATGTCAGTCTGGTAGTGTTTACCGCTGATTTGCCTATCGTTTGCTGCCATTTACTTTCTCCCTTTTTTATACATCTCCGGGTTCTTCTTTCTCCACCCTCTATTTGTTTTCTGACTAACCACTCGTGTGTTTGAGTCTTTACCACTACCGCCTTTCGCTAGAGGCTTTTTGTGGTCAACGTCTTTGCCGTCTCCCTTTTTAACTGTACCTTTTGCTAGTGCGTGTCGTCTCGCTTTGTTCTGCAGTACACGTTTCTTCTGCACCGACGGTTTCTTGTTGTACGCCGCTTTGGTTTTAAGCGACTTAGCTGATGTCTTTGGCATTGATGGCCTCCTTAACTTGTTCTACGTCGTCAACTACAATAGCCATACCGCCTGCCTTGTTGATACCTTCAATCTCTCGGTCTTGGTTTGGAGTTGTGTTCTTTAACTTACCCGGTGCTTTAGTTTCAAAAGCCATGAAACGACCTTTGTAACATACTAGTATGTCCGGACAACCCGAACGTCCCATACCGTTTGAAACCGGCATATAGTACCAAGCGCCTATAGATACTAAATACTCTTTTACTTTCTTTTTGACTTTACCTTCCGGTGTCATACCCATAGCTTATACCCCACAAAATTCACAAAGTTTATTTCCTACCGGACACCAGTTGCGACATAACCCCGAAGGTTTAGCTTGCCACTTATCTGTAGCAAACGCCGTACCTAGTCGCTCTGTCCTTGGTAAAAACTCTGCCCATATGTCTGTGATGTCGTCACGAGTGTAGGTCTCCTTGTCAAACTTACCGACCTTAAGCCAAATGAAACCACACACTATCTTGTCTACCCAAGGGTAATGTATGAACGCTAGTGCGGCGAATAGTTTTAACTGGTCTGAGTCCGGCTTGTGTTTGCCCGTTTTCCAATCTAATAGGTACGCTGTCTCTGAACCAACGACACCGATGTCGACGATACCTCTACACCATACGTCCTTCGCCATCCACTTAGTAGGACGGAAGTTACTATTAATAGCCATCTGCTTCTCAACGATGCGCTTGCCTTCATATGTAAATATCTTATCTACGTACTTGGCGTACTTCTTTAGGTCGTCGGGTAGTTGCGCCTTTTTATTGGCGTAGTCCTCAAGGTGCTTGTGCACTTTGTTACCCCAAATAGAGGCTTCGTGTTGTTTCTCAGTAGC